CTCTCCCAACAGATCCTCTTCAGCATATTGATGGCAAAGGAGAAATTGCTTTGTGTATTCTCTCTGCCATTAATGTTGGCAAAGTTCGTACTGATGATGAGTTGGAAGATCTATGTGATCTTTCGGTTCGTAGTCTTGAAGAACTGATTGATTATCAGAAGTATCCTATTATTGCTGCTGAATTAGCCACAAAGGCACGTAGATCCCTTGGAATTGGTTATATCGGTCTTGCACATTATCTTGCTAAACTTGGATTCAAATATGACTCACAGGAGGCGTGGGACGCCGTTCATGGACTGTCAGAATCTTTCCAATATTTCCTTCTAAAATCATCAAATCAGATTGCCAAAGAGAAAGGTGCATGTGAATATTTCCATAGGACTAAATATGCAAACGGTGTCTTACCAATTGACACATACAAGAAAGATGTAAACGAGATTACAAGTATTGATTATGAGCACGATTGGGAATCTCTTAGGACATCTATCACTACCTACGGACTTAGGCACTCAACATTGTCAGCACAAATGCCTTCGGAGAGCAGTTCCGTTGTGTCAAACGCAACCAATGGGATCGAACCTCCTCGCGGATATTTGTCCGTTAAGAAGTCCAAAAAAGGCCCTCTTAAGCAAATTGTTCCTGGGTTCAATACATTAAAAAATAATTATACTTTGCTGTGGGACATGAAATCCAACGATGGATATGTTAAAATAGTCTCGGTGATGCAAAAATTCTTTGATCAAGCCATCAGTGGAAACTGGAGTTATAATCCAGAAAACTATCCCGACAATGAAGTCCCTGTATCGGTCATGGCAAATGATCTTTTAACTACATATAAGTACGGGTGGAAAACATCATATTATCAAAACACGTATGATAATAAGACCGATGAGGTCGATGATAAAATTGACAAGTTAAATTCATTAATTCAAGAAATCGAAGCGGAGGAAGACTGTGAGTCTTGTACAATTTAAGACAAATGAGCCATCAAAATATAATATGAAAGTAGATTCAATTACAGTTTTCAACTCTCAACCTGTAAACACCCTAAAGCAACCAATGTTTTTTGGTGCTCCACTAGGAGTGCAGAGATATGATACTTACAAGTATCCTGTCTTTGATAAATTGACAACTCAACAACTGGGGTATTTCTGGCGTCCTGAGGAGGTTTCTCTCCAAAAGGATCGTGCAGATTATCAAACTTTACGTCCAGAGCAAAAGCACATCTTTACTTCCAATTTGAAGTATCAAGTCATGCTAGACTCTGTACAGGGAAGAGGCCCTGGTATGGCGTTCGCGCCTTACTGCTCTCTCCCTGAACTCGAAGCCTGTATGAAGGTCTGGGAATTTATGGAGATGATCCATAGTCGTTCCTACACATACATTATTAAAAATGTATATGCCAACCCTTCAGAAATCTTCGATACCATACTCCAAGATCCTAAGATTCTAGAGAGAGCAACAGCTGTCACTGAATCTTATGATGATTTTATATCAAGTGCTGCAGAATATGCTAGCAGTAACATGTGGAAACACGTCTTGGATGAGGTTCCTGTAGCCGAATCAACTCTCTATGAACTTAAAAGAAAACTCTATCGAGCAGTCGCTAATGTCAACATCCTGGAAGGAATTAGATTCTATGTCTCCTTCGCATGTTCGTTCGCATTTGGAGAACTTAAGCTTATGGAAGGATCGGCTAAAATCATTAGCCTTATCTCCAGGGACGAAAACCAACACTTGGTCATCACACAGAACATCTTAAACAAGTGGAGACAAGGTGATGATCCTGACATGCAAAAAATTGCTATCGAAGAGCAGGATTGGGTAGTTAGAACATTTGAATCAGCAGTCAACCAAGAAAAACTTTGGGCAGAATATCTGTTCAAGAATGGTTCAATGATTGGTTTGAATGACAAACTACTAAAAAATTATGTGGAATGGATTGCAAATCGTCGCATGAAAGCTATTGGTATCAAACCAATTTATGATATTGCAGCGAAAAACAATCCACTTCCTTGGACTGAACATTGGATTTCTTCTAAAGGACTCCAAGTAGCACCACAAGAAACTGAGGTTGAAAGTTATGTCGTTGGTGGAATCAAGCAAGATGTCAAAAAAGACTCCTTCACAGGATTCAAACTTTGACGAGTTTAAAAAAATATGGGAAGAGATGGATCGTATTGAACCATTGACTCCCATCGTATCATATAAACAAAATACGTTATGATTATATGGAGATCAAACTTCAAATTTGATGAACATAAAATTGACAAGATAATTTTAGAAACAACTAAAAATTATCCAGTCATTTCCGAAGAAGATGTGGGTCTCTCATCTTCTTTTTTTGAGCCTGATCTTTTAAAAAGACCAGAAGCAATTTTTCTGGATACTTACTCTGAAAAAATTGCTTCTGCAATGAAAGATCTTGGACTTCATCATAGAGCACAGTATTCTTTTGACCATTGGTTGCAAGTATATTCATCAGATATCGCAACGCATAAGGTTCATGATCACTATAGTAGTATGCTTATTTTAAGTTGGGTTCACTTCATACGCCCAACTGAAGATAAGTGTTTTTATTTTTATGATTCTGAAGCAAATAAAACTTACCCAAAACAAGACAAGGGAGACTTTATAATTTTTCCATCATGGGCTTTACATGCAGTCTCTGGAAAAAAAGGTAGGTCTGTTATTGCTGGAAATATTGTTTTGAATGAGTTGTATAGTAGAGAGAATCGTTATGAGGACTTATGTCATATGAATGAAATGATTGACGATGAAACCATTATATCAAAAAGAACAATGGTCAATTCAACTGTTGACTGGGAAGCATTCCTATTTTAATAACCTCTTTTTTTATAAATAAAAGCAGGAAAAAAGTTGTTTCAAAAAAATGCAGCCCTCTAATCAATTAAAAGGACTAGTTGAGTCATATAATTCTGTATATGCCAACAGACAGGAACTCGAAGAAGCAAAACTTATTGCTGAGAGTGTCATCAACTCTGTAGGCGTTTATATGGTTGAACAGGGTTATACTGAGTCCGATGTATCAGATTTCTTTAAGACTTCATCAATCGCTAAAATTGATGATGTATTTGAAGAGTCAATTCATTCACAAACAGTTTATCCCTATCTAAACGAGTCACTTCTATTTGAAACTCATCTAAGATATATTCCTGGTGCCATGGCAACCAGAATGAAAAATGAGTCTCCTGAACTTGTGAATCAACTTTCTCAACAGATTGTTGAGTTCATTAAGCTCCAAGGCGGAAAGACTGGAGAGAAGATTGGTAGAGGGATTCGTAGATTTGTTGGTGGTGGTGTTAAATCCGCTGTTAAAAGCGCCAAAGGTATTGCCAAAGGTGCTGCAGATGTTGCTGGAGCAGGACTCCAAGGTCTTGCTGGTAATACAACCACTTCTAAGAATCCTCTTGCAAGATCGCAAAATGCTGTTGGTAGAGCCGTTACCGCCCCTGCTAGAACTACCGCTGGTGTTATTGGTGGTGTTGCTCGTGGCCTAATGGGTGGTGGATCAAAATCAACTCCTAAAAAACCCTACAAGGGTCCTGGTGGTAATCCATCTGGATCAGGTGAAGGTCAAGCACAACAGCGCCAGCCACAACCTGGTAGTCCTGAGAAATCATCTAAATCCCCAACTACTCCCGGTCCCGGCAGCAAAGGTGGATCTGGTGGTGGAGCATCTAGACCTTCTGGTGGAGCATCCAGACCTGCACCCGCTGCAAAACCTGCAAAACCTACACTTACTGCGAAACAAACTGCAAGTAACGCCGAGTATGATCGACTAAGAAAGTCTGATCCTGCTGCTGCTAAGAAGTTTGGCATGGCTGCATCCAAGTCCAACAAGCCTAAAACTTCTAATCCTTTGATGTCTTCTCCTGCATCAAAGGCACCTTCTGGAAGAACTGCACTCAAGTCAAGTCGTTTGAGTGCTGCATTGGATGGAGTTAAGAAGGTCAAGAAGGAGTCCAGTGAACTAGACCTAGTTCTTCAGCACCTCGTCTCTGAGGGCATTGCAGACTCCCTACAAGGCGCTATGGTCATGGTTGAAGGAATGAGTGATCAGTTCATCAACAGCATCATTGAGCAGGCTCAGATGGGTTCTGCGATGGTTGAATTCCTACTTCAGAACGGCGAAGCTGAAACTGTTGAGGAAGCACAATACATCATCTCTGAGTTAGACGAAGAGAACATTGATCTTCTTATTCAGAGCATTAAATCCTGATTCTCAATCAATTTTCTGAAGGGGGCCTTGACAGGTCCCCTTTTTTTATGTACAATTGCCTTGTTAGAGGTAAAGAGGGATGAACAAAGCTAAGCTTAAAGTTTTAGTAATGGCTCTCAAAGAGATCATCGAAGAACTTGAGTCTGAAGTTTATTCAGATACAGAGGCATATACAACACCAGTTCAAGGAATGGTTGGTGATTATGATGAAATATTTGATGACGATGATGGTTATCCAGACTAACTAAATATTTTTAGTTTAGTCATGATTATGTGGCAGAAAGTAAAGAATATGAGAATCCCTGGATCTATTGTGGCCGCGTCTTTGACGGGAGTCTTATTGGGGGTAACCATGGTTTTGTTTACAAGATCACCTGTAGCATCACCAATCGTTCCTACATTGGAAGAAAGTACTTCTGGCAAAAACGAAAGCCTAGAAGTAGTACTAATACTGGCAAGCGGCGAAGAGTTACTAGTGAAAGTGACTGGAGAAAGTACTATGGTAGTTGTCCAGAGCTTAAAGAGGATATTAAACAGTATGGACGGGAGTCTTTTGCTAGAGAAATCCTCTCCTTACACCTTACCCCTGGAAAAGTCAACTATGAAGAGACTCGCCAACTCTTCATCAATAATGTCCTGACCGAGGCCCTTGACAACGGCACCCCTGCCTTCTATAATAGCAACATCCTTGGAAGGTACTACCGCAAAGATTATTTTAATTATGATAAAACGAACTCTGGTATTCACAGCACTGACACTCACTAGTTCTGCTTGTGCATATCCTTCTATTACAGAAATTTCTGATCCACCAGCAGTAGAAGCACCAGTTGTCCAGTATGAACCCAATTGGAAGTGCGAAAACTGCACACCTGAAGAACAGTATGTTCTTGCAACACTACAGGAACTAACACTTATCAAAGATCGTAATGCTCTTGCTACGATCATGGGTAACATCAAACAAGAGAGTAAGTTCATCTCCAACATCTGTGAAGGTGGTGCTCGGGTTTCCTATACCGAATGTAAGGCTGGAGGATTTGGTCTGATTCAATGGACTAGTATCGGTCGCTACAGAGGACTTGGCAACTTCTGTGCTAAATATCAATGCGATCCCTCTTCACTCGAAGGTCAAGTTCGCTGGATGGTTAACGAACCTATTTTCCAACGTGTTCTTCCTGTATTTGAAGGGCATGATCAAAGTATTTCTTACTATATGCGGCCTGCATATACATGGTTGGGATGGGGAATCAAAGGTAATCGCGAAGTTTATGCTTGGGATTACGCTAAAAAACTAAATTGGTCTTAATAAAAATGGTATACGAAATTAAAGAAAATTTTTTTGATGCTGAAACTCAAAAAAATATTAATACCAGAGTATATGATCCAGAACTACCTTTAGATAATGATTACGAAGGGAAGGATATTGAAAGTTATATTCCAACTACGTTGGTGACGTATATGGGTCCAGAAAGATTCTACCCAGTAATTTTAAAAAAATATTTGGAAGGTGAAGAATTTGAAATGAGCATCGAGCTGCTAGTCGATCTCTTTGAATATGAGGGTGTTGATTGCCCTAGAGAGAAATTGGTTGCAGCACTATCTCAGGATGATTTAGATCTAAGTCAATCTCAGACAGTTGCATTTGATGTTGATGATAATGAGGATGTAGAAGTTGATCTGGAAATTCCAGATCCTAGTAACTTTATTCCTCGTGAAGAAGAATTATATAAATCTTTGGTTAAAAAAATTGCAGATGAGTTTCCTAAGTATAAGGGTTACTTTCCCTATTTTGCTGTAATCAGAAGTATGGATAGTTGGGACTTTGATACTTTTCATAAGTCTGACAAAGAACATACGACCTTTTGTTACTTTACAAATTTGGAATATGATGTTGATAGAAGGGGAAGCTTAGATTTTCTGGTCGGAGAAAATGATGTAGATTCAATTTTACCATTACCGAACAGACTTGTTAGATACGATTCTACAAGCACAATTAGGCATAATCCTTTTGTCCACCTTGAAGAAAAACCAGATTTTCAAAGATATGTTATTGAACTAAAATATGCGGTGCCATTTGAATAATTTTTATGGATTATAAAATACATAAATCTGAATTGGTAGTTGACAATCAAAATGAATTTGTAAATCTAATTGATCAGGCCTATGATCTTCATCAAGAAGTAATGAATGGTGAAGATTCTACTTGGTCTTATTATAAGTATAACTTTTTCACTTTAACTGCACCATCACAATTATCACATAAGTTATTCATTGAACTCAAAAATTTAATTAATGAATATATTCCAAGTGATCAATCAAAATGGATGCAGTGTTGGATCAATTATCATTATCCAAGACAAGTTTTAAACTGGCATAATCATGAGTGGGATTATCATGGATATATAAGTATAGATCCAAAGAAATCAAGAACAGTCTTTAATGACTATGAGATTGAAAATGAAGTCGGTAACATTTACATAGGCCCAGGATACAGGGAACATAAAGTTGTTGTCGATGAAGATTTTGATACTCCAAGAATAACTTTAGGGTTTGATATCTATTTGAATAATCCAAATGAAGAAGAAGAATTAAATGAAATGTTCTCGTTAATTCCAATTGATGGATAATTTAAGTAAGTATGAGTTTGGAGGCCTTGACAGACATCCAGCTAACGTGTTAAGATTACTGAGTGAACTTGAAGGATCTTATCAACTTCTAAAGTACATGGGTTTCCAAGATGATATGGATACCCTTGATGAAATGAAAAAGAGGTACTACAAACTCTATTTCAAACTCAATAAAGAGTTAACAAACAAGGGCAAGTAGCTCAGTGGATTAGAGCAAGGCACTTCTAATGCCTCGGTCGGGGGTTCGAGTCCCTCCTTGCCCGTTGGGGGAGTATATAAAAAGATCTTCTCCTACGCAGAAGCGCCCCCTTTCAATATTCCCCTGTAGCTCAGTTGGTAGAGCAGGTGACTGTTAATCACCCTGTCCCTGGTTCGAGTCCAGGTGGGGGAGTATGCGGGATTAGTTTAGAGGCAAAACTAAAGGTTTCCAACCTTTCGTCATCGGTTCGATTCCGATATCCCGCTTTACAATATAAGCATAAATTTTTTCATATATAAGATTAGTAGACATACTAAAAACTTTATATGACGAGTTAATATGTTAGTTATAAGATGCAAAATGTGCAATACTGAATTGGCTAGTACAAGTAAAATTCAATGTTGTGGGTGTCCGAACATGATGAAAATCATAGATGATACTGTCGGTGCAATGGATCTTAACCAAGTGGTTATGACCAATAATGAAAGTAATGTTAAGAAACAAGGACATCTGAGGTCAGATGATTTACAATACCAAGAGGACCGACGCAAGCGTAAGGTTCGTAAACTAGATTTTGAAATCCGATGATTAACCTAGACCAACGCTATCACGATTACCTTCACACAAACAAGTGTTTTAACATTGATGGTGTCTGTGAAAAAGTAAGAGCCTATGGTTATACTTGTAATAGTAATGAGATTACTGGTTATTATGTTTTGACTGAAAATAAAAAACTATACTATGACATGAGTGAAAGATTTCTTAGGATGGAATCTGTTAAAATTGAATCTGTTAAATAATACCAATATGTAAGCTAATGGAACTACAATCACCAGCAAAACAGTTTGCATATGAAATGCTTTCTAGACAAGTTGCCGAGTGTAATGACATCGAGGAAGTAAAGAGTATATTATTGCAATATGCTCTACTTTACTTAAAACAACAAGAAGTTTTATCTTCTTTGGGTCCACCTCCTAAAATAACAAACTAAAAACATGTCCGACCTCAACTTGTCCGATTTAAAATTGGAACGTAAGGAATGTCCCAAATGTGGGGCTGTCTGGATGAACGGTCAACATTACTGGCATACGGGTGCAATGGGATCTGATTTGGATCTTGCTGGATTAGTTTGCAACAATCATGGTGATGACAGTTGTATCAATCCCCTCAAGGGCACAGAAGGTGGAGACACCTGGGCTGATCGCTATGTCGATATGACAAATGATTTTGCAGATCTCCATAAGAAAATGACTGACGAGTACGAAAAGGATTGACATCCGTCCCTCAATCCCTTATAATGATCAGGTAATCAATCAAAGCAATGACAATCACGGCGAAGTTCAAGAAAGACGTTCAAACCCTCAAAGGGGCAGCAAACGGAGATTTTCTTCTTGACGTAAAGAACCCGAAACTTTTCAAAAAAGTTCGCAAGTTTTATGAGTCCAATGGTGTAGTTTTTTCAGGTGATCCTTTAGATGATTATGATATTTTGATGGAACAAATCTTTGTTGACCTTGATGCAGTTGAAGCACGATGAATGATCTAGATCCTAAGTCTGTTGCTTCAACAGAGACTATTGTTATCCATGAACGATTTCCTTATCGGTTTGTTCAACGTGGATATATTCAATTGAATGGAAAGCCTGATTTCCGTATGCAAAAAGCACATGAGTATACTAAAAAATATTCAGACATTTATCTGTTTGATAATGGAGACCAGATGCTTCTTGCTATCGAAGACTCAGAATATCCCAAGTGGTTAGATCCAGATGGTGTTCCTTGTTACGTGAAAGACTCAGTAGGTCGTTAAACTGACTCAGGTTAAGTTATAGATTCCATTTTATAGTTATGCACAAAAAATTTAATGCACCATTTCTTTTTTGGACTGAAGTTCCTAATCATAAAGAAATAAAAAAATATCTTTTACCACAGATCAAAAAAGAGTATACTGAACACCAAGAAGATTATACTATACATTGGAAAAGTTACGTTTACACCTCCATCAAACATGAAAATGAATTCATAAAGCAAGATTGGATTCTAGATTCTTTAGTCTGGAATCCTTTGGATCAAATGTTTTCAGAAATTGAAATGGCTATTCCACCAAATGAAAGTCATCTTGAAGACATTTGGTGGAACTATTATCCTGAAGGTGGTTATCAAGAAGCTCATACACATCTGAACACATCTACTACATTCTCAGCTGCATATCTTTTAGATATCAATGAGGAGAATAATACAATGTTTACAGATTTTTCACAGATGTTCTTCTTACATAAGGAAATTGATACTAAAGAAATGAAAGAAGGAACGGTAATGATCTTTCCAGCAGATTTATTACACTATGTAATACCATCAAAAAAAGAAAGATGTACCCTTTCCTTTAATATATCAACAACGTTTACTTTATAATCATGAAAAAAGTCTATTATTATCCAACAGAATCTGGATTTGGAACAGACGATGAATTGCTTGAGCCAGAAAGATCTGTTTTGGCTGATGATAGATTTTCTTTTCCAATAGAAGCAGCAATTACTACTGCTGACAAAAGACTATCCTATTATGAATGTCCAGCTTGGTCACATAAAGCAAAACGAACTTTCATAGTTCGTAGTCCAATTGATATCAGGTTTGACTTTGATTTTAGTAAGTACAAAGAAACTGGAGAAGTCTTTGTCAATAGTCCTCGTATAAGTGATGATACATATAACGTACTAACTATACCAACTTTTGAAAGTCCTAAATGGTATCTAACAGATCCAGAAAAGTTAGTGATGCAATTAACAGCACCTCACTTTCTTTTTTGGACTAGAGAAAAAAACATTTGGATTGAACAAAGATCACATCCAAGTACATCTGCAAAAAATAATATAACCATAGTCAATGGTTGGTTCAATATTTCTTCTTGGCCAAGAACGATTTCATTTGCATATGATGTTTATGATACTAAGAAATCTGTTATGATTAAAAGGGGAGATCCAATCTATGAGGTTTGTTTTTACTCAAACAATATCAATGATAAGTTTCAATTGATTAAAAAAGAACCACCAGAAGATCTCAAATTAAAAATTCATAGAAACATCAATCTAAAAAGATTGAGTCCAATCATGTCTAAAGACTTTATGTTTGGGCAACAAGAAAAAGAATCTAAATGTCCTTTTAGTTTTCTTTGGAAAAACTGACCCCGTTGGTAAGGGTCATTAAATATGCCAACTGGCGAGCCTGACCTTCATAAAGACCCTTGACAACAGGGGTCTTTTTTAGTATGATACATAGGAAGGAATTAAAATTAAAACATGTCCGAATATAAAAAAACAGCATTGGTCCTAGGTGCTGGTGGATTTATCGGGAGTCATATGGTAAAGCGCCTTCGTTCAGAGGGCTATTGGGTACGTGGTGTTGACCTTAAGCGACCTGAGTTTTCTGATACAGAGGCAAACGAATTCATTCAAGGTGATCTACGTGATGTAGATTTTGTTCGTCGCTGTATCACATTTAAAGGATATCTTGGTAACTTCTATGCAAGTGTTCCTTATCAATACTATGAATCCTTTGATGAGATCTATCAGTTTGCTGCTGATATGGGTGGAGCAGGATTTGTATTCACTGGTGAAAATGATGCAGACATCATGCACAACTCAGTGTCTATCAATCTGAATGTTCTTGAGGAACAAAGAAAGTTTAATGAGAGGTATGAAGTAAACAAAACCAAGATCTTCTATTCTGGTTCTGCTTGCATGTATCCAGAGTATGCTCAAGAAGAAACAAATAATCCTGGACTGAGAGAAAATGATGCATATCCAGCCGCACCTGATTCTGAGTATGGATGGGAAAAACTCTTCAGTGAGCGTCTCTACTTTGCTTACAATCGTAACCATGGTATCCCTGTTCGGGTTGCTAGGTATCACAATATCTTCGGACCTGAAGGAACCTGGGACGGTGGAAGAGAAAAGGCACCAGCTGCAATCAGCCGTAAAGTCGCTTACCTCCCAGAGGTCGGTGGAGCTATCGAGGTGTGGGGAGATGGCCTACAAACTCGTTCCTTCCTGTACGTTGACGAATGCATTGAAGCAACTAGAAGACTAATGGATAGTGACTTCATGGGACCTGTGAATATTGGTTCTGAAGAAATGGTCAGTATTAATCAATTGGTTGAGATTGCTGCTAAAGTTTCTGGTAAGGTTGTTAGGAAGAAGTATAAACTAGATGCACCTACTGGTGTTCGTGGACGTAACTCTAATAATGATCTAATTAGTGAGAAACTTGAATGGAACTATAGTCAAACTCTAGAAGAAGGTATTCGTAAAACATATACTTGGATTCAGGAGCAAATTAATGCAGCGTCAAAAGTTTAATCTTGTAGGTGATACCTTTACTCACCTTACGAATGGAAACAAAGGATACTCTGTTCACGGAAAGGAATCTCAATATATTGAATGGGTGAAAGATGGTGGAGAGGCTACATTTTATATTGATAGCACTCTACCATACGCATGGATTAATCCGAAACCAGGTCCAAAATATGCCTGGTTGTTGGAATCAAAATATATCACACCACAGATTGTTGATTCAGTAAAAATGAATTCTCAACAATACATAGATACCTTTGACGCAATCTTCACTCACAATCAAGACTTGCTTTCAATTCATCCCAAATTTAAATGGTGCCCTGCTCAAGGGTTTTGGATTAAAGAACCTAAGATCTATGAGAAATCAAAAATGATTTCCATGATTGCATCAAATAAAAGAATGTGTCAAGGGCATACAACACGTTTAGAATGGGTGGAAAAACTAAGAGATCAAGTTGATCTTTATGGCCGTGGATTCAATGAGATCTTACATAAAGAAGAAGGTCTTTGTGATTATATGTTCTCAATAGCAATTGAGAATGGACAATATGAAACTTACTTCACTGAAAAACTACTTGATTGTTTCGCAACAGGAACCATTCCTGTTTATCTTGGAGCTCCTGACATTGGAAAATACTTCAATGCTGATGGTATAATTACTCTTAGCGATGAGTTTTATATTTCAGATGAACTCTATTCCAGTAAAATGGATGCTATCAAAGACAATCTAGAGATTGTCAAAAAAATGGAAGTCCTTGAAGACTTTATTTACCTTACTTATTTCTGCTAACTATGGGACAAATTAATCATCCAGTCAAACTGAAGAAAATGCTTCAGGATTTTGACATTAAGAATTTTGTGGAGAGTGGAACTGGGGATGGTTCTAGTATGGATAAAGTCCTTCTCACTGAAGTTGTAGACGATTCATATGGTGTAGAACTTGATGATGGTCTTTATAAAAAATTAGAGAAAAAATATAATAGTCTGGATTATGTTCATCTGTATAATGGATATACAGAGGATCGTTTTGCTGATGTTCTGAATGATCTTGGTGATACTCCAACTCTATTCTGGCTAGATGCACATTTCCCTGGTGCAGACTATGGAGATGCTAGTTATGGTGCTGAGGAAGATATTGATAAGCGTCTTCCTATGGAGAAAGAACTTCGTGTCATGAAGGACAATCGTGATCTATCAAAAGATATTATCTTCATGGACGATTTACGAATCTATGTTGATCGCCCTTTCATTGCTGGTTCATGGCCTCAAAGAAAACTATATGGTGGTGATGGATATGACTTTGTTGAGGAGATTATTGGTGACACACATATTCTAATTGAACATCATGGAGATCAGGGATATCTTTTAGCGTTCCCAATTGATACCGCAGAAGAAAAAATTAGAGAAATTCTTAATGAAATCTAATGTCATTGTCCTTCAGCAAGGTGGTTTGGGGGACATCTTTTTTATTCAAAAACTTTGTAAGAAACTTTCTACAAATTATAATGTGTACCATCCAGTCACATCAGAAATGTGGAATGCTGGTGTCAATCAATTAATCACTGAAGATTTTAAATGTGGAGTAGATCTTGATCTACCACAAGATAATGTGATGCTATATGATTGTTCTAATCAACCAAAACCTAATGGTTCTGTTGATATTATGACATCAAAATATGCAGCTACTGGTTTTGGTTGGCATGATTGGAGAGAGTACTTTACTTACAAACGTAATTATGAAAGGGAATCTAATCTAAAAGATACTTTGGGTATTCAGGACGGAGAACCATTCATCTTTGCAAATAAGTGGTATAGTTTTCGTAAACCACATGAAGGTGTTGAACTGAGTATTCCAGAAGATTATGATGGTAAAGTTATCTGGATGGATACAGATCTAACTCCAAGTGTATTTGATTGGTGTTGGGTTATAGAAAATGCAGAGCAAATTCACATCGTTGATACTTGCCTAAATTATATCGTAGACACTCTCAACATTAAGGCAGACACTTTGATCTGTCACCCAAGGCATTATAAAAATACAGAGGAATGCGTTGGAAAATTATTCAATGCACCTTGGCAATGGGTTGATTATGAAAGATGGTTGTGGCGTGAAAAAGTTCCTCAGGAGTTAGAATGAAAACTGGATTGATTTATCAACCATGTGGGCTTGGAGATATTCTCTTCCTACAAAAAGGCGCACACTATATTCAAAATGAACTTGGGTATAAAGTATATTGGCCTGTGATTCATGAATTCAAATGGTTAAAGGATTATATTCCTGACTTTGAATTTGTATCCTGGGGAGACGATAGTAATCCAGTAAATGGCAGTACGGAACCTATTCCTGAGTCCTGTCAATTCCCACACAAAGACAAATATATTCATGGAGCTCCAAGTAAAATGGAACCTGATTTATTTTTCTTTCAGGGATTTGGTGATTACCAACCAATAATGAAGGGGAAATATGATAACCTCGGACTTGATTGGAAAGACTGGAGAGATTATATTCATTTCAATAGAAATATTGAAAAGGAGAAAGAACTGTATTATAATGTTCTTGGTTTAAAAGATGATGATGAGTTTGTCTACGTCAATCGTCTTTGGTGTACAAGGCCAAAACTAGAGTTCTTCCCACACATTCCAGCAGACTCTCAAAGTTATGGTGGATATAAAGTAGTTGAGAACCAAATTATTCCTGGTTACTCTTTGTTTGATTGGTGTATGGTTTTTGAAAAAGCATCCGCTGTATTCATGATAGAAACAGCAATCAATTATATTTTAGAGTCACCACAACTCTTTGAAACCATGTCTAAAAAACCACTATATCTTTGGCATAGGTGGGGAGACTGGTCTCAAGTTCGTTATCTTTTTAATTTACCTTGGAGATATCAATGATAGAAACTATTGAATTTCAACATAAGTGGTATCCTAAATTTCAAACTGAAGGAAATGCATCTCAATTTGCTATTCCTTTCGCCCTGCATGTTTGCAAAGGTCTTGGTTATGATATTGGATGCATGAAACCAGAGTGGGCTTTACCTAATGCCACTGCCATTGATCTTGATTTTGATGATCCATGGGATGCTGATAATCTTCCACCAAATGTTTCTCCAGACTATATCTTCTCTAGTCATTGTTTGGAACATGTTCCTGACTGGGTGGCTACAATGGATTACTGGCATGAAAAACTTAGAGTAGGTGGAACTTTATTCTTATATCTTCCTGATTTTAGTCAAAGGTATTGGAGACCTTGGAACAATTACAAGCATAAGCATGTATTCACTCCAGACATTATTGAACAATATATGTTTGATCGTGGATATAAAAATGTATTTGTATCAGGTATAGATCTTAATAATTCATTCATGGCAATGGGAGAAAAATGAAGTTGAGATCTAAGATCATTTTTACAAATGGGTGCTTTGATATTTTGCATCCTGGGCATATTGCAATGTTTGAATATGCAAGAAGTCTTGGAACCAAACTGATTGTTGCCATTGACTCTGATGAAAAAGTAAAACAAATGAAAGGTGATTCGAGACCTGTCAACAGTCAAGATGATAGGAAATTTATTCTTGAGGCCATTCGACACATAGATGAGGTAATCATTTTTAATTCTAAAGATGAATTACGAGAACTTGTTAAAATGACAAAACCTGATATAATGATGGTTGGATCTGATTATGAAGGAAAGGAAGTTGTAGGTTCTGATTATGCAAAAGAAGTTAGGTTTTTCAATAAAGTCAGAGGACACTCTACAAGTAAAATCATTGAAAGTATTATTGATCGGAGAGTCTTGTGTTGATGAATATAATTATGGAGAGTGTCGTAGGTTGAGCCCTGAGGCACCAGTTCCTGTTTTAGATTATACTGAGACCACCTTACATCCTGGCATGGCATCTAATGTTCTTCAGAACTTAGAGTCTTTTGGATGTAAGGTGGATTTTATTACGAATAATCCTGAGGATCTTCGCAAGACACGATTTGTTGATGCCAGATCAAAGCAACAACTTCTTCGTGTTGATGAAGGAACTTGTGTTGATCCATTGAATCTAAAAAATCTAAAAAATTTAGATGACTATGATGTCATCATCTTTTCAGATTATGATAAGGGTTTGATTCCTTGGTCAGCTGCAAATTATGTTTGTCAGAATTACAAGGGAAAAATCTTTGTAGACTCAAAGAAAACAGATCTATCTTGCTATCAAAATGCTTACATCAAGATCAATGAGTTTGAAAATCAGCAAGCACTTGCCTATTCAGAGAGTTGTTCTTTCATTGTAACTCTTGGTATGAATGGTGCAAAGTGGAATGGTAGGATTTATCCTGCACCTAAAGTAGACGTGTATGATGTATCTGGTGCTGGAGATGTATTTCTAGCAACACTATCTGTTGTCGCTACTATGGAAGATCTTGACACTGCTGTTCAAAAGTCTGTTCTAATGGCATCTCGTTCAGTGCAGCATTTTGGAACATATAAATTAACTAAGGAAGACATCACAGAAGTATTATGAAAGTTTTGAATTTTTTGAGACCAGAAAATGGTCTCACGGAAGATCCTCTTTATTATCTAAACTTTGAAAAGTATGAAGGTGTTGCGAGAGATTGCTATCTCTTCATGGCTGACTTCTATAAGGATCTATACTCTGGTCGATATGATGATAAAGAAAAAGTAGTCTTGACTTTGGAAGAACCAAACTTCTGTGTTGCTCCTGGAGATAAAGTAAAACTTCATGAAGTTGCTGATAAGATTCTTACAATCTGTCCTTATACTGCAGAACTATTTGATAACAGAGAGTTCGTCTTCTTCCCATATAGCGAAGACTGGATCCCACCAAAATCAGAAAAAGTAATTGATGTTTCTTACTTTGGTAGTATGCCGAAGGCTGTGCCTTGGGAAAGTTATGTCAAAAATGTATTCGCAAAATACAATTTCAGATTCGGACACTACAGTATGGGTAATGTTCCTAGGTGTTCCTATCAAGATAAGATGATGATGTATGCTGCAACTAAGGTTGCTGTTGTTCATGGTCTCTGTAATATCGATCCTGGAACTGCTGAAAGATATCATAACTTCCCTAGAGGTAAAGAGAATAAAGCATTCAGTGAATTGGATAGGGGATGGGCCCCTCAAATTAAATCAAGAATGTTTGAGGCTGCATTCTCAAGATGTGTCATTCTTTGTCAAAAGGATTCCTGGAATCCGATTGAAAAATTCTTTGAACCAGAAAAAGAATTTCTGTATTTTGAGGACGAGGAGGATCTTAAGAAAATCTTAAGTCATGTGTTAGACAACTATGACGAGTTTGACCAAATGAGAGAAAGCGCATATAATACTGCTGTGAACAACTATACAACTAAGCACTTTGTCGAGAAGTTTTTAAAATGAAAAAGTTTATCGTAACAACTACTATCAATAAGCCCACTAGGGCAACCATGAACTTCTCAGCGATGCCTGGATGGACTCTGGTTGTCGTTGGAGATAAGAAAACACCTCATCACCTATACAAAGAGTTAGACTGTATCTACCTGTCTCCTGATATTCAGGAGCACGGATGGAAAGAGTTGTCTGATACTATTGGATGGAATAGTATTCAACGTAGAAACATCGGTTTTGTATATGCATATGAACAAGGTGCTGATGTTATTGCAACCGTAGATGATGATAACATTCCATACGAAAACTGGGGTGAGGATCTTTTAATTGGTAAGACTATCGAGATGGATCTGTATGAGTCTTCTACGGAAGTCTTTGATCCTCTGTGTGTTACTAACTATCCTGAACTTTGGCATCGTGGATTCCCTATTCAACAGGTTCCTCATCGCAAGGAAACGCGATATGTTGGTAAAGAAGAACGTAAAGTTCTGATTCAGGCTGATCTGTGGGATGGTGATCCTGATATTGATGCCATGGCACGAATGTCCATGAGTCCATGTGTGAAATTCAATGTTCAAAAACCATATGGTTCATACAGTCTGTCTCCTTTCAATAGTCAGAATACTTTTCTGGCTCGTGAAGTGATTCCATACTATGCTGTCCTTCCTCATGTTGGACGTATGGATGATATCTGGGGTGGATATATTGCACAAATGAAGTTCCCTCAAAGTCTTGTATATAACAAAGCATCTGTCTATCAAGATCGTAATGTGCAAGATCTTGTGACTAATTTGGAAAAAGAAATTATTGGTTATCGATATACTCAAACATTGGTTGCTAATTTAAATGCTTGGCAAGCATATGTTCCAGAAGAAACTATTGAGTTCTATAAAGCATACAGGAGGTGTTTCTAAATGCGTTATGTTATTGATATAGATGGAACTATTTGCTTTCCTGGTAAAGAAGAGGATGAGAGATATACCCTTGCAAATCCTAGGTGGGATAGAATTCAGGTAATAAATAAATTATATGATGAAGGCAATTACGTTGTCTATTTGACTGCTAGAGGTATGGGTAGATTTGAAAACTCTCGCGAGTTAGCGGAGAAAGAATTTCTCACTTTTACAAAGGCTCAATTAGAGTCTTGGGGGTGCAAATACCATGAACTTCATCTAGGCAAACCCTCAGGGGACTTCTATATTGACGACAAAGGTATTAACGACAATGATTTCTTCACAAAACGACCCGATCAAATTCGTTCCTAAGGGATGGGGATACGAAAAGTGGATCACAAATGGTTCACTTTACTGTGGCAAAATTCTTTGGTTTTGCAAAGGCAAAAAATGTTCTTGGCATTATCATAACAAAAAGGATGAAGTCTTCTATGTACAAAGTGGCAAACTTAAGGTATACTGGAGTCACTTTGATGACTATGAAATGGCACACGTCAAAGAGTTGAAACAAGGTGAAAAATTTCATGTTCCCACTGGAATGAGACATCGAATGGAAGCATTAGAAGACACTGTAATGTTTGAGTTTTCCACTGAACATTTTGATGAAGATAGTATTCGTATTGAAAAAGGAGATTGATGTCAATTAGTTATAACCGACTTGGTTCAAATGGTCGGCTTGGAAATCAAATGTTTCAGTATGCAGGCCTTCGAGGCATTGCAAAACAAAATGGGTACTCCTGGTTGGTTCCACCACCAGATGACTATGGTGATTCAAACTATGGTCTTTTTGATTGCTTTGAAATGAGTACAGTCACGTTTCAAAATTTTGGATTCACTCAAAACGTTCAGAATATTGCAACAGGATGCTTTCATTTCAATGAAAGTTTCTTTAGGGAATGCCCTGATAATGTAAATCTACATGACTATTTTCAAACTGAAAAGTATTTCAAGAATGCTGAACAGATTATTCGTGAAGACTATACATTTCAAAAAGAAATTTTAGATCCATGCAAAGAAGTTGTCGAACAGTTTGACAATCCAATCTTCATTCATGTGCGTCGTGGTGATTATGTAAAGCAACCAGAGAATCATCCAGTCTGTCCTTTGTCATACTATGAGAAAGCTCTAAAAGAATTTCCTGATGATGTTCCTGTCTTTGTATTCTCTGACGATCTTGATTGGTGTCGCGAACATTTTACTGATGATAGATTCGTTCTACCAACAGAAAACATTAAGTATTCTCATACAGCAGATACTAATGATGGCAGGGTCGAATCGTTTGTACCATATTATGACTTGTGTATGATGAGTCTCTGTTCTGGTGCTATCATTGCTAATAGTTCTATGAGTTGGTGGGGTGCATGGTTGCAAAATGGCCGTGGTAAAATTGTTGCACCAAAACCCTGGTTTGGAACTAGGTATAATGATTACGATATGAGTGATCTTCTACCAGAATCTTGGATTGAAATGGAGGTATAATGGACTTAACTTACATCATGCCATGTCGGATTGAATCTGAAGACAGGCTAAAAAATATTATTACTTCGGTATCTTATCTACTAAAAACTTTTACAGATGCAAAAGTCATTGTAAAAGAAGTAGATACAAAATCAACTTTTAAGTTTAGAGCTTTACCAGAGATTAAAAAGATTGCTCCTATTGAGAATCTTTCTCATGTATTTGAAGAGAACTCTGATAATCTATTTCATAAGACTAGGATTTTAAATGATCTAATCATGATGGCAGATACAAAGGTTATCTGTAGTCATGACGTTGATGTTGTATATCCAGTCAGAGCCCATAAGATGGCATATGAAGCACTCCTTAATGATCAAATGGATGTTGTTTATCCATATGGTTGTGGAGTCTGGCAGTATCAAGTAGACTATCCTATGGATGTCTTTAAGAAGTTTATTGATTCTGGCCATGATCTTAACTCACTAGAACCAAATTGTCGTACAGAGTCTTCTACTATTGGTTGGACTCAGTTCTATAATAAGGAGAAAGTTATTGAAGGTGGTCTCTGGAATGAAGAATTTATTTCATGGGGAGCTGAAGACTGTGAGTTCTACTATAGGTTTAATGCCTTAGGTTATAGAGTAGGAAGAATTGAATCTCCTATCTGGCACTTTGAGCATGGAAGATCTCATAATTCTCATTATCATAATCCGAAGTTCATGGAGAATCATAATCTCTGGCAAACTTTGAGAAATACTCCTCAAGATCAATTAGCAGAGTATTATAGAAATGTCCCTTATTTGAAAGCGAGGAATACAAATGCTAGCGTATAATCATCTTGGTCTGTTGGGTAGATTGGGTAACCAAATGTTCCAATATGCTTCTCTGAGAGGCATTGCGGCTCGTCGTGGATATGATTTTGGTATCCCACCATCAAACTTTGAAAATGAGTGGGACTCACATCAACTGTTTGAGACATTTAAACTTCCACATCTGAATAAAGAAAACATTCGGTTGTTGGATATGGGACATGCTCCAATCGTAAAAGAAGTTAAGTTTGAATACGATCAAAGATTGCATGATCAATGTCCTAATGATGTTTCTATTTGGGGATTCTTTCAAACTGAAAAATACTTTAAAGATATTGCAGACAGTATTAAAGAAGACTTTGCATTTAAAGATGAAATTTCATCCACATGTCAAGAAGCATTTGAATGGGACAATCCAGTATCACTACATGTAAGAAGAACTGATTATCTTCAGAACAGTGCGAATCATTATAATCTTGGACTTGATTATTATGAGAAGGCTTTAGAAAACTTTGAAGGAAGAACTATTCTTGTATTTTCTGATGATCCTGAATGGTGTTCTGAACAAAAAATATTTGAGGATGATCGTTTCTGTATCTCTCAAGTTGGAGATAATCGATATGATCTATGTCTAATGTCAATGTGTACATCTCACATTATTGCAAACTCATCTTTCTCTTGGTGGGGTGCCTGGTTGTCTGGATCTAGTGATGTGATTGCACCAAAGAAATGGTTTGGCCCACAGAATGATAACAAATCTCTAGAAGATTTGTTTCCAGATGGTTGGACAATTATTGATTCTGAATGATATGGATAAAAATAAATCAACATTCAAACTGAAAGGAATTCCTCAGATCTATTACATCAATCTTGATGATAAGGAAGATCGTCGCAAGTATATGGAGGATCAGTTTGAGCATTGGGATATCAAAAATTATACAAGGATCTCGGCCTGCGACGGTCGTGAAGATGATCTTAGTGGTATTTTAACTGGTCGTTATCCAGAAAATATGACCTCAGGTGAGATTGGATGCACTACTTCACACCTGAAAGCACTTAAGCACTGGTTAGAAAACAGTGATGACAAATACCTCATTATGATGGAGGATGATTGTGATCTTGAGTGCGTTAAACATTGGGGATTTACTTGGAAGCAATTTGAATCTCAACTTCCATATGACTTTGATGTTGTTCAGTTAGCAATTATCAATCCACAGCAAGTCAGTGTAAGAATTCATAGAAGATTTGTGAATGATTTTTCTACGGCATGTTATATTATCACACGTCATCATGCACAGAAATTAGTAAATCTACATTGCAGAGGAGACAAGTTTAAATTAGATCAACGTGTCAAGCCTAGAGCAGTTGCAGATGACTTAATTTATAATTCAGGAAATGCTTTTGCAATTCCTTTATTTCTTTATAAGATTGATCTGGGATCTGACATTCATGATATTCACATTGATGTATTCCATAAAGGCAGCTACACTGGACTGTGGGAATTCTGGAGGAGTTCTGCGCCATTGATTGAGGACTGGATGCCATACTTCGACTACGACCCTTTCTACGGCACCTTGCCACCAGAACAGAACGCTTGACAAAACTTTATGTTTCCTATATACTGTGTAAAGAAACATTACGGAGTGTATCGTGACTGTAACAACTGAAGACGGCGGACGTACAAACATGTATGCCACCGAACCCCAAATGTATATTTCTCAAACTGACGCAGAGCGTTATGGTCTTGAGTCATATGCCGAGCGAGCTGAGAAACTGAATGGACGCACTGCTATGGTTGGATTTGTTGCTGCTGTTGTCTCTTATGCTTGCAGTGGCAGCGTATTTTTCTTTGGTGCTTTCGGATTCTGATGATTGAACTACTGACTTATTATGTGATTGGTGGTGCCCTTATCATAGGACCACCTGCAATCTTTCTCATCATTGCTATGATGGCAGCACTCCAAAATACGAAAGGACGTATGGTTGGATACAAAGATCACAAAACTTATGGTGACAGCTCTATCTACGATCCGTCATCAAAGTTGCCGACAGATCAGACCAAATTTTATCTTGAACTTGACACTTGATGCTTGACACAGTATCAAACTTTCTATATAATTCAATTAATTCTACGCAGAATAATGGCATTTACTATCACAACTAAAGCACCAGATGGAACTGAAACGTCTTTCCCTTGTGAAGACGATCAATATATCCTTGACGCTGCTGAAGAAGCAGGCGTTGATATGAACTACTCATGCCGTGCTGGTGCCTGTTCATCTTGTGCTGGTAAACTTGAAACTGGCTCTGTTGATCAAAGCGATCAATCTTTCTTGGATGATGATCAAATGGAAGAAGGATTTATTCTGACATGTGTATCCTATCCTACTAGCGATTGCGTAGTTTTGACCGAACAGGAAGAGAGTCTTTATTGATGAGTAATCCTAATCAACTCTATGAAGACATGGAGAAACTGAATGCCCTATACGAAGAACTCTGCTGGGGGCATGATGACGAATTAGTATTCACTCACGAAAATAGCAGAGTCGTTATTTACAACAAAACACAGGAGCAAAACAAATGAACGAAAACGCAGAACGCATCAATGGTATGGCAGCAATGCTTGGAGTAATTGCTGCTCTTGGAGCATACGCTCTAACAGGCCAAATCATTCCTGGTATTTGGTAAACCGAACGTCTTTACATAAAAGACGATTCATGATATACTAAATAGATGGACGTAACGAATGTTACGTTTTACAACAGACTGGTGTTACTCAACTAATCTCTCATCAGTCTGTGATATACTTACTTCAACGAGAACAAGTCGAGTTCTCTTTCATCCGTAGGTTAAACTCTACGAGACATACTTAAAGGTACAACAATGTTTAAATCTGTATTCGCAGCAACTGCTGCTCTTTCCGTTTCTGCTGGTGCCGCTTTCGCTGGTCCCTATGTTAATGTAGAAACCAATGCTGGCTGGACTGGTTCTGACTACAATGGAACTGCCACCGATCTTCACTTGGGCTATGAAGGCGCACTCGGTGAGAGTGCTTCATGGTACGTCCAAGGTGGCGCTACTGTAGTCTCTCCTGACGGCGCTGAGAGCGACACCGTTCCTTCTGGCAAGGCAGGTCTTGGCGTTGCACTTACCGATCAACTAGGTGCATACGGTGAAGTCTCCTTTGCAGGCAGTGGCGATAGCGATATCGATCGTGGATACGGCGGCAAGTTGGGCGTCAAGTACAGCTTCTGATCGTTCATATAGACACATAGACATCTAGATGTTATACTGGGGTGCGACGGCATCCCTTTTTTTATGAAAGATTATTTTATACGGATCATCACTCATCCTGTCACACACTATAATCTGATCACTATCGGTGTGCTCATCACAATAGGGATGCTTCATAACCATGCACACTTCTCAATGGATAAGGATGCAGATGCTTATGTGAGACAGTGGTGTAGATCATCTGCAGAAAACAAAAAGATTTGTATCCGCTATGGCGGTAACATGGATTACTAATGAAAAAGAAAGAAATTTTGGATCAAGTCGAAGTACTTAAACATCGAATTGAAACCCTAGAATCAGACTACTCTCAAGTTTTGGTGAACTGTGCTAAGTTGGAATCTCAATTTCAAATCTTAAAACAAGATAAGAAATATGGGCTTACCGATGATGGCGATATATACTAATGAAGGATGAATCTTTATTATGTCTGAGTTTCCCAAAGACTGGAGATACGCTGATGATCGAATGCAAATGAGAGCAGCGGTTTTTCGTGCTCTTAGCCATCACTTAGAAGACCATTGTCGATCAGTGTATGAATTTTGTCATGACTGGGTGAGTCAAGGCAATCAAAATACAAACAACATTGAATTTTATTTTCAAAATTATTTGAAGGAGACAAAACGTGAAGATGTTTACAAACTTGAAAAGTGTCTTGAGCTCAATCCTAATTGGTACTTGCCTATCAGGGACGAGCCCGAGTCTGGCAAACCCACTTAAAGATGGTGACTACAAGACAATGCATTCTATGGGATGTTTAATTGTTGGTGAGTGTACTGAAAATGTGAATCCTATTTGGGGTATTGATTATCTTGTAGAAGAGTATCCTCTATCAGATTATACAGCAGTAGCAGAAGAGTTCACACGTATGTTGAACGCTCTTACACTTATTGATGTGCAAGTATATCTTGCTGATGAAAAGTATTTTCCTCATGGACATCGTGGTGTCTATCATACAGTATCAAACAATTTCTATTTGAATGATGCTTACATGTATGATCCTGCTACGCTTATGTCTGTTATCCGTCATGAAGGCTGGCACGCTGCACAAGATTGTATGGCAGGCACTATTGATAACAGTATGATTGCTCTTATCATGCCTGAGGATACTGTCCCAATGTTGTGGCGTGAAATGGTTGAACGCACCTATCCTGAGTCAGCATGGCCCTGGGAGAAGGAAGCAACCTGGGCAGGTAAAACAGAAGACATGACCATGAAAGCACTAGAAGCATGTGCTGGTGGTAATATGTGGGAAGTCTATGAACCCACTCCATTAACACGTAAGTATCTTGAGGATTATGGTTACATCAAATAAATAGAGCCGCCTTACTCTTTACTCATGGAATCAAATCCACAGAAGAAAGAGGAAGCCAAAAAGGAAAATAAATTTGAGTGGGCGGACGAGGGTGTATCAACTCTCGTCCGAGTTATTATTCTTGGATGGTCAGCAGCAATACTGACCCTTAATTATGTAACTGTTCCTGGTATTCCTCAGAAAAATATCGATCCTACTTTCATCGCTTCAGTATTCACTGGAACATTAGCAACATTCGGAGTCATGCCTTCTAAGAAGAAGGATGAATCAAAGCAAGCACCTACATTGGAGAAGAAAGATGCAAAAGTTGATTAATGTAATTGCATTACTATCTGGTCTGACTTGTGCAAGTCTTATCGGTGGCGGTGTCTATGTCTACATGCAAAAAGATGCTCTCCTAGAGAGTGCTAAGGCAGCAGCAACAAAAGCAGCAACAGAAGCAGTCACTGAAGCTCTCCCTGGAATGATGGACGGACTTGTGCCAGAACTTCCTGGTGTTACTGGTGGTGATATTCCTAGTGTTGGTGGTGGAGTTCCTTCTATAAGTGGTCCTGCTCTACCTTTCTGAGAATTTGCTGAAATTTGTTAAATAGATGTAGTCATTAATTAAATCATGTCACAATCTACTTATAAGAAGCAAGCAAAGAAAGAAGCGACAGAAACATTTTTCCTGTATGTATTTTTCCATTCTATTTGGACAGGATTTTTTAAACTATTTGAAGACTGATGCCTGAGATACCTACCATTACAGGTATGGATATTGGTATTAAAGATATTGAAATTAATACTATATCTACCTATGACTTTAATAACTTTTCAACACCCCTACCATTACCAGCTCCAGTAGTTGTAAACATTGGTACTCCTGTAGTTAATATACCAGGATGTGTTGAAGCAACAGAAACTAACACGGCTAAAAATAATCAATTAAGACAGGATGATCCAAATGGTGTGGTTACGTTTTGCGATTCTGGCGTTCCCAATTTTAATCCTCTTTCTTTTGAACCAAACCAGATGATACTGACGGGTCCACCTCAGGTGAACTCTCAGAAACCAGATAAACCCAAACCACCACAAGCAAAAACAGATACATCACCACCTCCTTCACCAGCTACC